ACCATTAGAACTTCTAATTTCCATCTCGTCAATCTTTAGTAGTTCGTCTGGTTTCCATTCTGGAAAGTAGGATGTACCTTCTTCCATGCCTAGTAACTCTGCGGCTTCTTCGTTTAGCCATGCAGGAATACTAATTACTTCCCACGGATAGGTTGTTTCTTCTGCATTCTGTTCTTGTTTTAGTAGCCAACCACACAAGTCGTCATAGTGATATCGTGTGTTAATGATAATGATTGCACCATTAGGCATGATACGAGTACGTAAACCTGCAGGATACCATTCCTTAATATAACGTCTACCTGCTTCGGATATTGCATCTTCTTCAGACATCACGTCATCTAGCAAAGCTACGTGTGCGCCGCGACCTGCCACTTGGCTGCGTACACCTGCTGCATAATACGAACCATTCTTATTTGTCTTCCATTTACCTGCGGCCTTTACGTCACTACGCAAAGACACACCACGGAATATCTTTTGAAACCTGTCCGTATTTACAATGTCTCGAACAGTTCTACCAAAGTCACTGGCAAGCTGGTCACTGTGTGACACAGACATAATCTCATGGCTTCCAAAGTTACCTATGTACCACGCAGGAAACAGCTTGCTACAGATTACTGATTTAGAAGAACGAGGTGGTAAGAATACCATTAATCGTTTTGTACTACCATCAACTACGCCTTGTAGCTTCTCACATAACAATTCAATGTGTCTGCCCATTTTAAAGTCGGACACAATGGTAGGTGCAAATATCTTTACAAAGGTAAGAAAGTCATCCCTTGCCTTTATATCACTATATGCTTTTAACCTGTCTCGCAAGTCTAAATGCATTGAGACATTATGAACTTCTTCTGGGGTTCTTTCTAATTCTTCTATATCTAACATTTATACGTTTGTCTTTTTTGCTTTATTTATTTTATCTTCAATATTTTTACATTCCATTGACCTATAGCCCATAGGTATTTCCTGTTCTATCCAGAAGACAGACAAATCACCTACCATTTCTACCATACGTTCTTCACAACGTGCAGTAGTCTTGTAAGGTCCTCTGTTGTCTACTATAGTTAAGCACTGGTCAGGTGCTAACATGTGACAGGCAACAATGATTGCTGTATACATTTTATTCTCCATAAAGTGTGACATATTTATCACAGTAAATATTTATTTTATTCACCCTCTTGTGAGTACAATAAATATATGTTATATTCTATTTAGTCCGGGGAGGGTAAATACATACCCCCGAAACACCGAATCACTTTCATAATAATAATTATACTATATACCTTCCTATTATACTAATCATATTTATATATACTAATTAGCCCCCGGATGAAACCCCCTTTAATTTTTGAAAATTTATGGCAGGGGTATATTATATATATAAATAGATACACGTTTTTCTTGTGGGGGTTGCAGCCCGGACAACTTATACGTGTAGGATTTCTGGCAAACTATCTTTTTCTACCAAGAATTGCACAACTTATAGTAGTGTTGCAAAAATGTCACACCAAAATTTAGCAGAATTGCACAGTTTTTATACAATTTTTAGGTAATGGATGCCTATAGTGTGACATTTATATCACACCTACCCTCCCCATGTCTTCCCATATCCCATTGATTACACGTAATAATATATAATCTTTACAGAATTTCCCACAACAAAAAAGTGTATTTCATTTTCATCATTACAATCTGGAATGGTGAGAACAAATCCAGAACAAACATGAGATTTTTGATGAGAACAGAAGCAGAACAAACCATGAAAAATCGCTGCAATATTAGTAAAATAATCTTATACCCTTTAGGGTATAAGATATATTTTACTTATAACGCTGGAAATCGTTTCATTCAGCGTTTCAGTCTGAGAGTGCTAGGCATGACACGCAATTATCACTTTAAACTGCCCATAACAAGTTTTGACAAGTAAGCCGTTTTTGAAACGAAAATAGGGCTTGTCATAATATCCTAGGCATGATATAAAACTGCCTCAAATATTAGAATAATATATATACCCTTTAGGGTATATATTATATTATTCTTATAACGCCTAAAACCAACCGACCAGAAAGGGTCAATTAACCATGTTCAAGAAACACCAAACAAAAATCTCAAAATGGGCTTTGCGTTCAATAGACAATACCGCCAAGGTTTGCTTGCTAGTATCTGCAACGATACAAACACAAACACCTAGAGTATTCGATGAATATCGAGATATCCTAGACAAGGGGAAAGATAGCCCATATTGTTGGGGCATGAAAGAAAAGACATGGGATTATATCCAACAAAACAAGAAAAAGATTTATCGTATCCTAAAAGATACCAAACTTGGCAAGGTAAAACTTATTGATTGCCTAGTAGAACTAGGTAGAATTGATGGGATAGGCTATGCCAAGGCAGGGTTTATAATGCAGTTATGCATTGGCGAATTAGGATGCATGGATACACACAATCTGCAACGGTTTGGATTGGATGCTAAAACGTTCAAGTATGGTAAAAATGCTAGTGACAAGCTGAGAAGAATGAAAGCTGAGTTATATATTCAGGCTTGCAATCAGCAAGGTGGATGCGAATACCTATGGGATAGTTGGTGTGAATTGATTGGCACTGAGAAATTCCCTGAGTTATACGGTTCAGGTGAGAAAGTATCTCAACTGCATTGTGATTGGCTAGGCATCAAGTAGAGGATAGGAAAAGATGCAGACAAGTAAAATTGAATTTAAGAAATTCTATCGTTCAAAACCACACAAGGTAGAACGTAGAAGAAAAGCCAGACTAAAACAAAGACTAGTCTGGAAAACGTTAACTGCAAAATAAAGGAATAGAAAAATGCAGAACATCAACACTTCAAAAATCATCCCTGTAGACAATACAGTAAACTCAAACATCTTTGCCCATGTATCCGCAAAGGATATTCAGGTAAGAAGACGTGACTATAAAAACCGTCATGGTAAAAATGGTACGTTCCACAATAACAAAGGTTTCTTGATGGTAGGACGTGACCCTGAGACAGGGCATTTTGTATCCCTGCAAACATCATAAACCTTGTAAGAGTAGGCAGGGCATGGTGTCCTGTCTACTTATCAACCCAAGACTAGGAAAAGAAAAATGACTGCAGACATAGTGAAAGCAATTCCGTACTATACATCAGTAAAAATTGAACCACCACAATCTATGGCATATTGGAAAAAGCAAAAACAAGAAGCAAAAGAGATGCTAGAATTTTGCATGGAACGGGCATGTGAAGATGCCAGCTATCGTGATGGTATCGAAAGGTATGAAACAAAACTAGACTATTTACAAACGTTCACAGATGCGATATTGATTATTGACGCAATAGCGTCTGAAGTGAATCTTGATATAGCAGTAGAAAGGAAGTGTAATGACTGAGTTATTCCTAGTAAATTACAAACTGAAGAACAAAGGTGATAGAAAAGATTATATCCCTGAATCTGTAAATGATGGGGATTGGATGTGTTTCACACATACACACAGCCTTGCAACAGCACATGATGTGGCAAAGGCAATGCGTAAAGCTGGACATGAAATAAATGTGCAATCAGTATTGATAGGCGAAAATGGAAAGGTAGAAGTATAATGAAACCAATAACAGTACATTCAATGTTTGATGGTATGTCTTGTGGACAGATTGCCCTGCGTAAGCTGGGCATTCCCATCAAGAAATATTATGCAAGCGAGATAGACAAGTTTGCAATCAAGGTAACTCAGGCAAACTTTCCTGACACAGTACAGCTTGGCGATTGCACATCTCAGGCATACATGAATTGGGTGAATGCAATGGCTGACAAAGGTGGCATTGATTTGCTGATAGCTGGTTCACCATGTCAGGGCTTCTCATTCGCTGGCAAACAGCTAAACTTTGATGACCCTCGAAGCAAACTATTCTGGGTATTCGTCAAGGTACTGAAGAAGCTGAAGCCAAAGTATTTCCTATTGGAAAATGTCCGAATGAAAAAAGAAAGTCTGGACATCATTACAGATGCGCTTGGCGTTGAACCCATCTTTATCAATAGCAGTCTTGTCTCTGCACAGAACAGACAGCGTTACTATTGGACAAACATACCTGTAGATGGATTGCCAAATGACAAAGGCATCATGCTGAAAGACATACTAGAAGATGGCATTGTGGATAGAGACAAATCACACTGTCTGGATGCAAACTATTTCAAAGGTGGTAGTCTGAAGATGTATTTCGAGAAGCACAGACGACAGCTAGTGTTCAGCAAAGATGGGCTATGTCATGTGGGTGATGCAGATATCTCAGGCAACCAAACTGTCAAGCGAGTATATCACCCCGAA